ATCTCGAAAGCATCCGCCGCTCCAGCAGTTGTTGCTAGAAACAGCGGACTCGCAGCACCAGGAATACTCATGAAACGTTCAGCAGCGAAGTAACCGTGATGCGCGTTGCGCTCTCGCAATAATAAGCCAATACATCAACAGCAGCAGCCGTTCCAGTTAGCTGAGGTGCGCTTGCAGACCCTCCCGAAAACTTCCACTTTGTTCCGGTGTAGCTAAGCGTGCGACTGCCCGTTCCATCCTGCGTAACCACAATCACACCAGACTGACCAGCAGTGACATTGCTTGGATCGCCAAGTGTTCTGTTGCCAGCAAGAGTCACGCTGAAGTTGTTGCCTAGGCTCATGTCAACAGCAATCGTTGCTGCATCGGTCAATGCAACAGGCGTTCCACGTTGTGCTTTCGTAAAGCTCTGAGTAACAGCAAGACCAGCAAGCGTTGTAGTCGAAGCAGGAATCGTGACCGTAACGTCAGCACCTGGATCAGCAACACTCAGCGTCAGTTCATGCGCGTCAGGCGTTGCACCCTCAAAAATCAAACTGCCATTGAACGTAGCGTTACCCGCAAAGGTTGATGTGCTGTCGAACGTCGCAACACCAGTGACATCTAACGTCCCAGGGACATCAACGTTGCTTGTAAATTCAACACCGCTGCCAGCAGTATCGGTTTGCAGCAGTTGACGTGCTGTGCCGTTTGCAAGCTTGCTAACTGCAATTTCAGCCGTAGCACTAACGTCAGCATTGACGATCGTGGCATCAGCAATCATTGCGCTGGTTACCGTTCCAGTATCACCTGTCGTTACAACATTTCCGCTGACATTCGGGAATGTGATTGTGCGATCAGCCGTGGCGTTGGTGACCGTAATCGTGGTCTCGTATTGATCATTAGCAGAGCCTTCAAACGCCAAGACAGCGTTTTGACCCAGCAGTACCGTTCCAGTAAATGTGGGACTTGCAGCGCCAATCTTCTCAGCGTCAAGCTCCTGCAATGCAGCCTGAACGTCAGTCGCTGCAATGTTTCCTGCAGGCGTTACTGAAATGTTGCTTGCAGTCTGGCCAGCGATTGCATTAGAAACATCGATTAATATAAAATCGGCGCCCGCGCCACTACTCAGAAGCATATCTGGGGGTGCTAATGCTACTCCAGGTGCAGCGCCTGAGCCCGTTCCAGATACAGAGACAACAACGTAATAATTAAGGTTGGTAATTGCAGGAGCTGGAAGTGCTTGACCGTTTGTAAAGCCAGCGGCGCTACCTGCACTGGTAACACTATCTAGCAAGTTTGTATTTGCGTTATACGTTCCAGCAAGAATTAGGTTGCCACTAATAATCGTGATAGGAATATATGAAGTTCCTGTAAAAATGTAGAGATCTTCGTTCTTCTCGTCATAGAAGAACTGACCTTTAAAATCACCATCAGGAAACGTAACAACATTATCCGTGGCCGAGGCCCCACCAAACTTAGTAATCGAAGCATCAGCAAGTTTTGCTGCGGTAACTGAACCCGTGGCAAGAATTGCACTGCCAATTGTTCCGCTTGTTAGTTTTGCTGCCGATATGTCTGGGATGTCTGTATCCGCCAAAATGGCGCCAGCACTGATATGACCTTGAGCGTCAACGGTGACTTTGGTATAAGTTCCAGCCGAAACAGTATTGCTGTGATCAAGATTTCCGCTGCCGTCAACAGATAAGCCCGTACCAGGAATAACAGCACCCTTTGCACTAGCTGTTGCAGCAGGTAAGTCACTAGCCGTAAGAGCGCGACCGCCAGTAATCAAGCCTTTTGCGCTATACGTCACCACATGGTGCGTTGAGCTAGCTGATACGTCGTTATCAACTTCAATCGTGTTGGAGTCCATGCGGAGCCCTTCACCATTGACAATCACACCGCCTTTGGCGCTTGTCGTTGCGACAGGAATATCACTGCCATCAATGACTCTGTAAGCAACCGCTCCACCAGCACTGGTTGGGCCTGCTAAAAATTTGTTCTCTGCATCCGTATCGTTTTGAGTTGCAGCGATAGCAACGCTTGAGCCTGTGGTGGTGACAACAATGTCAATTAGGCCAACCGTGCTGCCAGTAACAGCGTTAATAGAGCCTGCGGCCTTAAGACTGAGCCACGCAGATCCGTTCCAGCAATACAGGTTGTTGTCATCTGTATCTAGCGCAAGCTGACCTGTAAAGGCCCCAGAGCTTGGGAGTGTTGTAACTAGACCAACAGTGGATTCGTTCGCAAGCTTGGCGGCTGTGATGGCATCGTCAGCAACCTTTGCTGTTGTTACACCTGTGGAGCTTGACGTTGAGTCGGCTAGTTTTGCTCCAGCAATACCACCAGCAGCAAACAGAATTTTTGCACCTGGGATTGCGTCGTCAGCAATTAAGGTGACGCCATTGGCGACTAGATCAGCGACCGTAAGTTTTTTGGTTTCAGAATTGTTAACCGCAACGAGTATGTCGCTAGCAATCAAATCAGCACCGGGGAGAGCCGGAAGGTCGCTAATTTTTAGGTCAGCCATGGGCTCTCGCGTTAAGTGTCACTGCTCTTGCCCAGCTTAGCTGTTGGATCCTGATTCAAGTTAAGGTTGTCGCCGCTTTCTTGCTTAATCCTATCGGGCACCTCAAGGTTCATCTTGAGCTGAATCGCTCCAGTCGTGATGAAATCTGCTGTGATCTGGACAGGCTCTCCTGGAGCAAACTGGACCGCGCAAGCTGTTATAACTCCGTCAAAATCGTACCAAAGCTCGTCATTGCCCCTTGCGGTAATACCACTAGGGTTATAGTTTTCTGGCTTAATGTAAAACCTAGCGTGAAACTTGCTGCCAATCTTAGTACGCAATATAAGTTGCATAAGATAATTTGGTATTTCTTTTTCAGTGTCTCCGGTGTACTCCCAGAAGCAAGACATCCTGCCCGAGCCGGACATTAAAGCGCTAATTCTGCTGCGAAACTCATCGGATAACGTCGTTGTGTCAATTGTTTCTCGCTCAGTATTTAGCTCAAACCCATTAACTTGAGCAAGAATGCGATCAACGGTATTCTGCACAACAATGCTTACTTCAAGTGGACTGCTTGGCGCAGCCAACGCAGTTGCGTTAGAAATTTCTCCATTGACTGCATGGGCAAAAGTGTCGTAAAGCCTTGCCCCGCCTAGGTCATCAACGTAAATAAATTTTTTTACGCTAGGACTTGTATAACTGTTTATAAAGCTTAGGTTGCTGCTATTAGTGCTTTTAATTTGAATCTGATCGCCAGTGATCAACTGACCCTCAGTAAGACCAAAACTTAAACGTTTTGCCGCAACGTTGACACTAGCGGCTTTAATTGTCGAAATTAAACTGCTTTCGTCAGACTGACGCCGCAATTCAACTTTGCCAAACGTACCAAGGTAAACGCTCATGAGATCGTGGCGGCTAGCAACTCTCCCGTCCCAATAAACGAGATCTCAGCACGCACCAGATCGGCAGTCGCGGCACCCATCGTGGCGCTTGAAACGTAAGCCTTGATCTTGATGTCGTTATTGTCCGTTCCATCTACCCAACGGAATGTCAGGTCAACAGTGTCGTCGCTGGTAACGCCATCTGAACCAGTCTTAACCAGTGCGCTTAAAAGGCTTGTTGTGTTGATTGAGTTGCCGTCTTTGTAATAAAGCAAGCTGCAACTACCCGTGTAGCCAACAACCCCTGGGACATAACTGCGAACATTCTCACTAAGCGTTGTGGTTTCTAACGTCTCAAGATTTGCTTGCACCGAGAAACTCGACACCTTGGCGATAGTCGTACCAGGACTTCCGACTTGTAAGACGCCATCTCTGCCGGTATAGATTTTTGACATCAGATCACGCCAATCAGATTCACTGTAACAGTGCTAACCCCAGGCCGCACCTGCGTTAATTGTGGTGCGTTTTCGTACCTGTACTTTGCTGTTGTGCCTGATTCAGATGACTCAGCGCCTGCAGGCGTGTTGATCTGACCGCCCATCCCAGAATGATTTGTGCAGTAGTAAAACAGGGTTGGGGCGCCTTTAGCGACTTTGATTCGCGTGTACGCTCCAGTGGTGCCAGGGGTTCCAGAAGTTGTTACACCTGTTGTGTATGCCACTCCGCCCGAGGTATGAGTCCCATCGTTTGTTTCACTAAAACCCAATGGGTGGGTACCACCTGTGCCGTTTGTTGAGTGTGATTGGTCAAATGTGTAGATAGTCCCTTCATCCAAGGTCAACGTTTGATTGTTCGTTGAAGACCCGTCAATCCGATACTTGTTAGCGCCACCAGAAGATACAACTGTCACATAAAATCCCCCGCGAAGAACTCTTGTTCGCTCTGAGCGCAAGGCATCAGTGTTTCCGCTCCAGCCCCGCAAAGCTTTACGAGACAACTTAAAAGTGCTAAAAGTGCCTTTTGTTTCGTCAAAATGGTCAAGAAACAGCTCTGCTGACGCATCGCCAATATTGGCGTAAGACAGTTGCAGCTTTACGTTGGTGCGTTCGCTGCCGTACAGGACCCGTGTTTCAGCGCCGCTTTGCGAC